GGTAATACCAATGTAGTACTCCAATCCAATTTGGATCATGTACACAATGTGGGTTCGATCAGTGCGTTTCTTTCTCATCATGTGTGTATTATAGCATTTCGGGCATATTCGGTCAACCGAAAAGTAGTACTACAAAAGTACTACCTTTTGACTGTTGTAAATACGCCATGGATTACAGTGCTTTGTTTGCCCAACAGTTGACCAATAAAGGGGTATCATTTACCCCTGTTTATCATTGTTTTGAAAGTGCCCGCTCGCCTCACACAGGGTGGAGTCTGCGATTGCCTGACTTTGACACAGACGTCTTGTTGTTGCATTTTCAGGACTTGGTAAACATACAGCACGGTCGTGTGCTGGAACTTGAACAAATAGAACAGCGTTATGGATCACGTGCTGACCGTGTGGTTGTGACATATTGGAATCACGGATTGGATCGAATATACACAGGCCCTATTCGACTAGTTGAGTTCAGCAATCACAACTACGATCTTGCCAACCAGTTGTATCAACGTTGGCCGGAATGGCAGCACATTATCAATCAACCTAAAACTCAAGCCTGGCAGTGTTTGAATGGACGCATGTGCGATCACAGAAACAGAGTGGTGCAAACCTTGCAAGGTTGGTCAGATGGTGTGTTGAGTTATCACAATCGCATACGCTTGCCACAGCATGACTACACTCAATATACCTACAACAATGTTGATAACTTTATAAACTTGGCGTATGTGTACAGCACCTCAGCTGTGAACATTGTGACAGAAACCGAGTATGCCACTGCACCAGGAATCATATCAGAGAAAACTTTGTTGGCCATGGCCGCCGAACAAATACCTATCTTGGTCGGGCATCAGGGCATTGTGCAACACTGTCGAGAACTAGGCTTTGACATGTTCTCAGACTTGGTAGATGTCAGTTATGACAACATGCCCAATGAAGTTCGTGCAGAACAGGCTGTGTGGTTGAATCAAGATCTTATACTGGGCAAAATTGATCTAGCACCGTATCAAGAACGACTACGTGCTCAACGTGAATTCTTGTTAGATGATTTTGCCACCATAATGGAACTGCGATTCCAGCGTGATATCAGTAACTTAAACTTGTGATGAATCTTTGCATGTCCCCATGCAACACTGCCATCATGGCTTCTTTGCTGCCAAACATCACAAGTTTGTTGAGTTTGCGGTTGTTGACCATGTAGTATGGACAGGTCATACGACGATCTAGTGCAATCAAGTTTTTGGGTGTGAGCAATTTCTCTGGCAGGTCAAATGTGTAACTGCTAAGTTCCAGCAGGTTTTCAAACACATAGAAACCTTCGTAGGTAAGTCTCAACCCGCCATCATCTCTGATGTTCTGCCACCAAGTAGACATGGCTTCATCAAGAGGCGGTGCATCAGGATAGCGTGTTATCAGTTCCTGCGTGAGAGCAAGTTTATTGAACATTGGGATAGATCTTATCCCCTTGCGTTAACAGCACAACTGAGAACTTGTCTGTTCGGAATTGTGTGTTGAGTTTTCGGGCAAGATTGATAGCGTGTCCGGGGTTGGAGAACGATACCTTTTTGTACTTGGGACCAGGAAACTGTGTGAGCAAGTTGCTGGTCTTTAAGTTAATGGGCTTGGAGTCAAAGAACACAGCCCACACACCTTCTGAGGCCAGTACTTGTTCTGTCTTGTAGGTTTGTTTGTTGGTGTGCTCAATCAGCACTGTTGGCTTTGGTCTTGACATATTAAACTCCGCGTTTATTTATGCCAATAACTATGCAGATTTAAAACTACCTCCAGTGATCTGCACTTCTACAACTTCTGCGCCACGTGTTTGCTGTGTTCGCATTTGTTCCAATGTAATCAACAGTTTAGTAATGTCGGCGTGTAGGTCTTTGGCATCACGCATGCTCATCATGAAGTCCTTTTGGCCACGTGCTTCGTGTGCTTTGACACTATCCACAAAACGATGTATGTGCATGCTCATGGCCGTAACTCCATGTTGGGTGCAATGTCATTGTCAAAGATTTGTGCCATTTGGCGCCATAATAGTTTGCGTTCGGCATCAGTCAAGCCAGCACTGATCAAGCCACCTGGACCATCATGTTCTTGTTTGTCAAGTCCATAGTCATGTCGCCAAGTGTAGCACATTGCGGTAATGATTTCTTCGCGTGTTTTCATTTTCTAGTCAGGAATGGTGACAACACAGGTGGATGCCAACCCACAGGCTTCAGTACCTTGCCATCTTCACGCTTGCGCACCTTGCCTGTTTCTCGATCAATCTTGGCAAAGTTAGTGCTCATGACTTCTTTCCAAGCACCTTCTGCATCAAAACCTGCTGAATGAATAGCACCAATTGTGACCACAAGGATGTCAATCAGTGCATCCAGTTCTGCTTCCATGTCATGTGCTTCTTGCAGTTCGCGGAACTCTTCCGCAATTAAATTTTTGTACATGGTGTACTGAGCGTCATTCATTGCGTCGACACTTTGGTCGCAAGCCCGCATAAATTTCTCCTGATCACGAAAGGGATTTGTCACGTGCTGCCTCCTGAGTATGAAATGGTCCTTGATATTGATAGCGTTCCAACACAATTAGTTTTGGGTTGCGAAGCAGTCGCCAACTACGATGTTGTTTCACAGCATACCAACCTGCGGCATACCATGACTTTGATTTGTTCTCTTTAGTGAAAAGTGGCAACTTATGTTTGACGTCCCACATGGGGTTGAATGCTCTGCATCCTGTTTCAAATCCATGCACTTGATCCGGTGCAGGTCGGGTGGTCTTTTCCGGTGGCGCAAACTCAATGTTGACCTTTTTACGCACCATGGGTATGGTTTTAAATTTACCAATCTGGTCATTGATGCGTACAGTGTAGCCATCGCCTTCGGCTTCTACCACACCAATCTTGCGATCATCTTGCTTCAAGATCCAATACTTTTTATCCACTATGGGTTTGGCTTCGATCATCTAATACTCCTTTGTATGTTTCGTTCAACCAGCGACTAATGGCATCTGCATAGTCACTGAGTTTTGTGAGTTCATATCGGCCACAGAATCTTAAAAATTGCGCACCTACCATGCCCACATCTCTATGGCTAATCTGCTCACGTATGGCTTCATCTACAACTGCTTTGATCTCATCAGGCTGTGCAGTAAGATCAATCAACACACGGTTGCGTTCATAATCTTCCAACACCTTGTGCTCAGCCTGTTCATGATCAGACCAACGTTGCAACATGAGATTGTTCCATGCATAGCCTCGACGGTCACGATCTTCAAATGCTTCTGTAAGACCCACTTGATTCTTAGTGCCTTTGACCCGCACACCAGGATAGGCCGAGAACACATTGTCACCAGGATCACCACGCATGCACTTCAAGAACAACACCCATTTCTGATAATCTGGTGGAGGCACAAAGTCAGCATCGGCTTTGCCAACCTTGATCTTTGAGTTGCTTTCAATAGTAAATGCCAAGTTTTTGCCTTTTGCGTCTGTGACACCTGCGGGACTGAACAAGTGATCATTGATGCCATTGTAGAGTTTAACATTGGGTGCAATCAACTGCACAAAGTCAGAATCTGAACTGACAATAACGTGTTCGTCTTGGGGGTGTAAAGCAATCCAACGTGCAATGATATCATCTGCTTCTGCTGTGGCACAACGGATAACACTACAGTTGGTTCGTGTAGACAAGTATTTAGTCAACTCATCATAGGTTTCCCAGAACAGTTTGTCCTCTTCTGCTTCTGACTCACTCATTTGCCCACGTGCCACTGCGCGGTTGGCTTTGTAGGGCTTGTAGTGATCTTTGCGCCAACTTCGACCTTCTAGTGCGAATACCACATGATCAGCGCCCAGATCACGTGCTACTTTGTTTGCACTCATCAGCGTTAGATGCAGGGCAAAACCCAGTTTGGTCCATGTGTCTGCGGCACGGTGCGCTTGGTGCCGCGCACGGAAAAACATGTTGCTAGTATCAATCAGTAGGTAGCGCATCTGTATTCACCAAGTTGTTTTGCTTGATGTATTGTAACAGGTATTGCGCCCAAAAGCAATGGCCTTTGGCATCAAAATGGTACCATTTTGTATGAACATGCCCATTTTGTTGTAAAATGGCAGAATAAGAACCCTGTCTGTTGTAAGGTTCTAAATAACTAACTCCCCAATCGTGATGACTATGGATGTTACTAAAAGTGCTGTGACTGCTGTAAAACAAGTGTGGAATGTTCAAATCTTGTAGTTCGCAATGCAATGCCCAAATTTTCTTGTGTGCTTCTTGAGTTTTAATTGCCCAATCTATATTGATCACAAATTCTCGATAACGTTGCTGTAGTTCCGGTGGTACTATATCTACACCTGATGCATTAACTTGGTACCATGTTCCATTATGCAACCATTCTTCACGTTCCCACGTGGTCCACTGTATGACCATGAATGTGTTGCTCAATTTGTCAGGGTTGTTGGCAATCCAATCTCTGGTGGTTCTGACAATGCGATCATTACTGCTGGCTGACTCTGCATCGCAGACCAATATCCGGCCAAGATCATGTGCCAAATGTGTACACCAACTGGCCGCCAAGTTAAGTGGATGTGGGCGACGATCTATACCGTTTTTACCATCGTCTACAGCAAATACATCTGGCACAACTGCTTCTGCGGCAGCGGTGTGGCTGCAACCGTTTGCATACAATATCATCTGGGACTGGGACCACCTGTGTCGTCTGCGCCCACTGGTTCCCATGACTCTAATTTCTTTTTCATGTCTTCGGCTTGTGCCACACGTTGACGCAGTTCACTGCTGCTGAATGAATGATCACGACCATTGAAATGCAATTCAATATCACGTTTGTGACAGATCTCACGACCGGTAAACTCCCGGCCTTCGTATTCCACACCCAGTATGCGTACATCAATAGGCAGGATCAACAACAGGTCTTCTAGATCTTTTTCTGTGTTGTACACCCAAACTTCATCCACATACTTGCAACCTATGAGTTGCAGTTGCCGCTCCACAATGCTTTGCACTGGACGGTTCTTGTTGGGACGATCCAAAGTGGGATCGTTTTGCAACGCACAAATCAAGTAGTCGCATTCTTCTTTGGCCTCACGCAACATGGCAATGTGACCAGCGTGTAACAAATCAAAAGTGCTGGCAGTAAAGCCCACACGTCTTCCATCCATCATATCAATGTCCTTAACTAATCTCGGTGCGTCCGTCACCAATGTCTCGAGTGTGTACATAACCACCTGCTGAATTGCGCATGGCTTGGTCCTGTTCCCAGGTTTCCATCACAACGTGTCTGCACACATTTTGGAACCAACGATCCACAATGTCCGAGTCTGCGTCCGTGGGCTTCATCATGTAACCGGCCTTGACCAAGCGAGCAATGAATATCTCATTCCAGTCTAGTTCAAATGCACCTTGATGCAAGTTGTTGGGATCAATGTCCATGGCAAGAATAGCCACATAAGGTTCGTTGTTTTCTGTGGCCAGTTGTTTGGCAGACTTTTCAGGTGCCTTGGGCACACGGATAACTTTTTCTTTTTCCTCTTTAACAGGAGGCGTTTTCTTTTTTGTTAACCAATCCCACATTTCAAATGCTCCATCTAGTATCATTTACCCCACCCGTTGCCCCAGAG